GGCGCATCTGCCACCCCAGGCACGAAGCCTTCCATTCTCTACTCAGCCGATGGCGGCGAGACCTGGACCACAGACACGATCACTACCCTCTTCTCCAACGAAGAGATTGCCGATGGCGCAGTGGTCGGCGGGGATATCGTCTATATCTCCAACACTTCCTGCTCCATCCACTGGACCGACATCGAACTCCTGTATGACGAGACCAACACCTGGAGCGAGGTGATCAGCGGGTTTGTGGCAGCCAAGTGCCCGCGCGCAATCAGTGTAGCCGATCCCCGCCACATCTGGATCGTGGGCGATGGCGGATACATCTACTTCTCCTCGAACCACAAGACCGGCGTGACTGTTCAGGACGCGGGCGTTGTCACCACGCAACACCTGCAGGCAGTCCACGCCTTCGATACCAAGAATGTCCTGGCGGTTGGGAACTCGAACGCCGTGGTCTACACCAAGAATGGTGGAGTTTCCTGGGAATCTGTGACCGGCCCGGCCGTGGGCGTGAACCTGGGGGCGTGCTGGATGTGGGACGAGACAACCTGGTTCGTCGGTGAGGGTGCTGGCGGGACTGGCAAACTCTGGCTGACAACCAACCGCGGATTGACCTGGACTCAGGTGGCGCTCCCCGCTTCTTACGTGCGTATCTACAAGATCAAATTCATCTCCGAAGCAGAAGGATATCTCCTGGCCTCGGACGGTTCTCAAACCTACGTCCTGCGCACGATCACCGCTGGGACCGAGTGGGTGGTCCTGCCGCAGGGCAAAAAGGCTGTGGCAGTGGACAACACCTTCCTGACCGACCTGGATGTGTGCTCGAAGACCGGCAACACGGCGTATGCCGCAGGGCTGGCCGCAAACGGAACAGCCGGCATCATCCTGAAGATGGCCGGATAACAGAAGGCAGAAGGCAGAGAGGAAGCGATGAGGAAGCAAAGCAAAGACCTTGAAACCGCGCAGGCAGTAGAGCGCGCCACGCAGTCACAGGATGACACCACTATCACTTTATCGTCAGGTGTCGTCCTGCGGGGCAGGCGGGCCAACCCCCTGGTGCTCATCCAGGTGATGGCCGCCAAGCCCCGGCCCGAGCCGCCCCTGGTCTACATCCAGGCGATGGGGCGCGAGATGGAGAACCCGGACGATCCCGATTACATCGATCGTCTGCGCTCCTGGCAGATGGAATATGCCGACCGCATGGTGACAGCTATGATCCTGCTGGGAACGGAACTGGTGAGTGTCCCGAAGGGTCTATCCAGCCCGGATAAAAACGACTGGCTGGAGGAGTACGCACTACTGGCGCTGCCCACCAGCCCGGAGAACAAGAGCTGGCGCTATCTGACCTGGCTCAAGTTTCGCGCAGTGAAGAACGAAAACGACATGAAGGTGATCCAGGATGTAGTAGGCAGACTCAGCGGCGTAAGAGAATCGGCCGTCCAGTCTGCCGAAGACTTTCCTGGGAGCAACCAAGCGGATCGGTGAGCGCGAGGTTCTGATCACCGAAGTGGAGCTGGAAAACGGAGTCAGTGCGGGGATATCGCTGCGCAAACTGGGACTGGATCTGGTGCCGATCTTCGAAGAACACACCGCGCGCCTGGAGCGCGGTGTGTCTGTAGAAGAATGGTCTGAGAAGCCTGAGACCGAAAAGGCTCTCATCATTGCCCAGCGGAGAATCGCCATCCAAATGAAAAACCTCCAGACCGAGGCGGAGATCCGCAAAGCGAAACAGGAATCGAAGAAACATGCCCGGAACTAGCGGACTTCCACTTGCAGGTGTAGAGGCGATCGTAGAGGGGCTGAGTGCCTTTCAGGGTGATGTTCATCAGATGAACAGCGCCCTGGAATCCATCAAGCCGCGCCAAACCCTTCTCCAGCGTGGGTTCGAGTCTCTGACCGGGGGGATCGTAGATTTCGGCAAAGGTATCCTGCAGTGGGGTGTGGACACCCTGGCCTCTTTCGGACAATCCATCATGCACGTTGCGGAGGTGGCGCTGGGGATGCTGCTCAGGGATGCGATCCTGGCGGCAATTGGGTGGTTCAAGGATTTAGCCAGCGCGACGATTGAGGCAGGGAACGAATTCCAGATACTACAAATACGCCTGAACGGGCTAAATCTTCAGGATGCCACCGATTCGGGGCTTGACTACGAGTCGGCTATGGGGGCGGCAGTCGAGAAAACAAAAGAGCAGATGGATTGGCTTCAAACTCTTGGAGCGGCTACACCATTCGATCCAGCCCAGATCGCAAACATTTATACACTCGCGCGCTCTTACGGATTCGCTGATGAGGCGGCTCAACAACTGACCAGAAATATAACCGACTATACGGCAGGCATGGGGTTGAGCGATGAAGTTCTGGAGAGAGTGATCCAGAACATGGGACAGATGATCCAGAGAGGCAAGATCACAAGCACAGAGATTCGCGACCTGGCGCGCGGCGCATACCTACCCCTGGCCGATGTCCTGGATCGGGTTGCAAAAAGCATGGGGATCACCGTTGCGGAATTGTCGAAGAAGATCAGTGAGCCCGGCGGGGGAGTTCCTGCCCAGGAATTCATCGATGCGTTCAACGAAATGGTAGAACAGGAACCACGCTTCATAGGGGCGGCTGGCCGACTTGGGCGCGCCCTCGTTCCTGCCGCCAAAAACGTCAAGGAACTTTTTACGTCCCTTGGCGGACGAAATATCGTCACTCCAGTTTTCGATATCCTTGGAGAAAAAATCGCGTCCCTGACAGATCAATTTGTCCACTTTAACGAACAGGGAGACTTGATCGTGACCGAGAAGTGGGACAAGATTGTCGCAGCCGCCACCCGGATAGGGGAGGAACTCAAAGGCATCATTGGCGATCTCCTGGGATTTATGCCATCCTCTGAAACCATTGCAGATAATCTCGTAAATGGTTTCAATCGAGTCGCGGACTGGCTGACTGAACATCGGGAAGATATAGTCATCTTCTTTCAGAAAGCCCGCGATTTCATCAACGATAAACTTATCCCAAAGTTTTGGGAAATCTACAATTTCGTGAAGGACAAACTTATCCCGAAGATCGGTGAGATTTTCACGAAGATCAAAGAGGCATCGGGGGAGTTCCAGGAATCTGGATTTTCTGCGGACTTTCTGGAAAAACTTGGCTTCAAGCCCGAGACGGCAGAGAAGATCATTGGGTTTATCGATAAAGTGAAGGAGGCTCTGGCTCGTCTGAAGGAATGGCTCGATGAGAACGGACCGCTGATCGATGAATTCTTCGCCACTGTTGGCGAAATTGTCTTTGAGTTCATCTCTGACCTGACCGGGGGAGGCGCGGAAAAGGGAGATGTTACCGGGGATATCCTGGACGGGATCACAAGATTTATGCAGTTTGTGATCGACAACAAGGATGAAATCCTGAAATGGGTGGAAATTTTATGGAGTATCTTTGCTGTATGGCAGGTTCTTGCCACGATCTGGAATATCGCTGTCGGAATACTGATCGCCCTGGCTCCGGTGATCCTGCTGGTTGTTGGTTTTCTGGGTCTGTTATCCGGGGTCATTACTGGCCCCGTGCTGATAGCGGTTGGCATATTTATCGCCACTCTCGCGGCAGCCATCCTGATCGGAAAAGCGTTTGGCGATGCAATCGTCAAGGCACTGTTGTGGATTCGAGACAATATTACATGGATCGATTGGCGCGCGCTGGGGGTCTGGATCGTTCAAGGAATCGTTGGGGGCATCAATCAATTCCTGCCCGGACTGGGAGATGCGCTGATTGGCGGGATGATCATGATTTACAACCGCCTGAAGGAATGGCTCGGCATCCACTCCCCCTCCACGCTCTTTGCGGAGCTGGGTCAGTCTCTTATGGAGGGCATGGCGCAGGGAGTCCTGAGTGGAGTAGAAGCCCTTGTGGGCGCTTTCAATCACATCGCCAGCATAGCAAGCGAGAAGGTCAATCACATTATGTCCATTATTGGGGGGCTGTCTGTTTTTGGGTTTGCCAGCGGGATCGAAGAATCTGGCGAGGTGGCCGGGCGCGCCATGGAAGATGTTGCAGAACAGGTCACCGGACAATTGCAGGCAAAGCTGCACATGACCTCTCCTTCCAAGGTCTTCGAGGAACTCGGGGCACTTACCGTGGCAGGTTTCGCGCAAGGTATCGAAAGGAGTGCAGGGCTGGCGGCAGACGCCATGCAGGGCGTCGTGGGGGCCGTGACGGTTCCGGCCATGTCCTCGGTCCTGGCGGCCCGCGCGGCCGGCGGGAATACCTATAACGACACCCGCACCGCCAATTTGACGATCAACTCGTCCGCGCCAATAGAACCAATCATTCAGGACTTCCATCTCATGGAATCTCTCACAGGTGCATAATGGCTAATCTTCGCATTCTTGTGCCTGAAGGCACCGACAATTACATCCAAAATCCCTCCGCGCGCTACGATACGACGGGTTGGACGAATTATCTCTCCACTCTGACTCGCACGCTGGATCGGGCGCGCTTCGGGATCGCTTCCTTCAAAGTTGTTACTTTCGGGGCGGTCCTGGGAGAGGGCATCTTTTATCGAGTCAGCAATCTGTCGGGGATCTCCGACAACATCACGGTCAGCACCTATCTGTGCGGGAATGGCACTGTGCGAATCCGCCTGATTGATAACCCGTTCGGGAAGGAATATGCCGGCCAGCCTGTAGTTCTGCGCGACGATCGCTGGACGCGGGTAGAGGTCACAGGGCGATCTACGGGCTCCAACGACCTGCGCCTGTACATAGAAACTGTCAAGGTAAAGGCTGTGACCTTCTATGTGGATGGGGTCCAGATGGAACGGAAGCCCTACTCCACCACCTACGCGGACGGGGATCAGGAGGGTTGTCACTGGAATATCATGGCACATGCCAGCCGTTCTACCCGAGAACCCTATTCCCGATCCGGGGGAAGATGGGTGGAGTTGGCAGGACCCGAGCGGATCGAAAAAAACCTGTACATGACCGTAGTCGGAGGCATGGGGCTGCCACCCATCACGAACAACCTCCAGTCCTTTGCGGACGCGCCCGGGTCATACTATCAAAACACAAAGGTTATGGCTCGCCCAATCGCTCTGACGTTCCACGCCATGCACGAGGCAAGAACCCAAAAGTGCTCACCGGCCAGCCTGGCAGCCCTGCACGAACTGCGCCAGATGTTGATCGACGTGATCAAGCCCGACAAAACCGCGGGAGGTGAGGAGTTTCTGCTGGAATATACAGACGGCGACAAGCCTCTCTACCTGAAAGCCCGTTATGATGGCGGGCTGGAAGGGGACTGGGATGTCAGGAATGAGTGGATCAACTCCTTCCCCCTGAGGCTGCTGGCTGTTTCACCCTATTACTTCGAGGCTGATCAACGGGTATCCAGCCTGGACTTTCAAGAATCGCCCGGCGCGAACAACGTGCTCTCCAGGGTAAATGGAAGCTGGGGGATCATGAACTACGGAGTCGATGGCATCGTGGAGCGCTTCGCGCTGGGAAAGCAGGGAGAGATCATCGCGGTAGGTCAGTTTTCATTGGCTAATAACAATGCCGGGGCCATCACTCCGAACATCGCTGTCGGGGGAATTACCTACTGGGATGGTGAGAAGTGGAACAGGTACGGGAACGGCGCAAATGACATAATCTACAACGTAGCCGTGGCCCCGAACGGGTATGTGTATGTCTGTGGCGCGTTTACTGCTATTGGAGGAGTGGCAGCCAACAAAGTTGCCTACTGGAACGGCTCAGCCTGGAACGCGATGGGAAGCGGGCTGAACGACGATGGGGTCGGAATAGCCGTGGCTCCGAACGGGGATGTGTATGTGGTGGGGCACTTTACCGCGGCGGGCGGAGTGACGGCCGGATATATTGCGCGCTGGGATGGAAGCTCCTGGCACGCGGTAGGGACCGCAGGGGGCCTGAATGCAGCCTCTTACACTCTGGCAATCTCCCCGGACGGGGAATCTCTGTATGTGGGTGGTAGTTTTTCGGATGTGTATGGCAGCCCCGGTTCGTCCATGCTGCGTATTGCAAAGCTCGACATCGCCACAAATGCGTTCGAAGCTATGGGAGATGGACTCAATGATATTGTGCGGACGCTAAAAATCTCACCTTCCGGTCGCCTGTACGCCGGCGGCGATTTCGTCACCAGTGGTGCGCAGTCCATCAAAAACGTAGCCTACTGGAACGGATCGACCTGGGTAGGTCTGGGAATGGGGATGGACGGGTTCATATCTGTTTCCACGCGGGTGTTCGGGATCGACATCAATTCCAACGCGGAGCTGATTGCGGTCGGAGATTTCACAGAGGCCGGGCAGGTGGAGGCGGGTGGCGTGGCCATCTGGAACGGTTCGGTCTGGACCAACCTGGATACCCAGATCACCCAGTATATTACGGCAGTTATATACGACAAGAAGGGGAATATTTATCTTGGCGCGGATACCCCACTGCAGGTGGGCGGTGTCACGCTGGTCACGAACATCGGCACAGCAGAGACGAACCCCGTGTTATATGTGCGCGGGCAGGCTACCCTGAAGTTTCTGGAAAACTACACCACAAAGAAGCGGGTGTATTTCGATCTGGACATTCTGAGCGGCGAAGAGGTGTTTATCGACTTCGGGCGCGGCAGGGTGGAGAGCACTATCCGCGGCGATCTCTCGTATGCCGTCCTGCCCGGTTCAGACCTCAGAGCTTTTACCCTCTTGCCGGGCGAGAACAAGATCATCGCCCTCATGGTCAATGACGTAGGGGGGCTGATGTACTTGAGCTACACCCCACGCCACTGGTCAGCGGATGCCACGCAGAGTGCGGAGGCATTGTGAGCGCCAGGTACGAACTGTGGATGACCGACGATGCCGGCCAGCGCATCGCACCTCTGAACCGCACCGCGTATTTTTCTTATTCGCGGGTGACTCACGGCATTGGCACCATGCAGGTGGGACTTCCCTACCGTGAGTTTAGAAATTTAGTCTGGCCGGCCTTTGTCCCCGATCGGCGGATCGAGATATGGCGCGCGGCAGATGTCGGGATTCCCCTGCGCCTGGAAGGTTCCTTCTTCCTGCGAACGCCCAAGATTTACACCCGCGAAACCGACAACGTGGACATGATCGAGTTTTTCGGGAACTCCCCCATTGACCTCCTCAAGCGGCGCTGGGTCATCCAGGCGGCCGGAACAGCCTCCACAGCCAAGACCGACGAGATCGATGACATGATGAAGGAGATCGTTCGCGAGCAGATGTTGTGGGGGGAAGCGCGCGATAAGGACGGGAATCTGGACGCCGCCCGCGCTTACCCAACAGGGGAATTCACGGTTCAAGGGGATCTCTCGCTGGGGCCGTCCATCACGAAGCGGTTTGCCGATCGCAACGTCCTGGACCTGCTCAGGGAACTCAAGGATACCTCGTTTCAGTTACACGAGGACGACTCGGCTAATCGCAAGATTTATTTCGACATCGTGCCAGCCCATGAAGTGGTGGGGGAGATTGCCATTTTCCAGGAAGACGGTTTTGAGATCCCGATCCTGGACGAGGCGACTGGAGATGAAATACTTGACGAATCTTCCAGCACTTCCAGTCCAAAATCCGGCTTCCAGTTCCAGACCTTCGCAGACCTGAGAGGCAGGGACCTGCGCGACAGGCTTACTTTTTCGGTAGCCAACAATAACCTGAAGGGACCCTACTACCGCAAAGACCACTTCGATGAAAAGAATTCGATCATCGTCAAAGGTCAGGGAAGGGGAGAAAGCCGCGCGGTGACGGTCGTAACAGATACCGCCCGCTCCAGGGTTTCGCGCTGGAACCTTTGTGAGGAGATTTATGAGGCCGGCTTCGAAGTGAACGACTCGGAGCTGGAGAATGCAGGCGCGGCTCAATTGAAGCTTGGTCAGCCGCGCGAAGAGCTGTATGCCATCTTTCTAAACACTCCCGGAAGCGAATCCACTCCTCGATCCCTGTACGGAGTGGACTGGGACTTGGGCGACCTGGTAAATGTCTGGTACGCGGAACAACTCTTTGAATGCGAGATCGCGGTGGTGTATGTGGGAGTGAATGAGCAGGGCATCGAGACGATCACTGGGCGCAACACAGTGGAGGCGGTCGAATGAACCCCCAGGGACTCTTTACGCAGGATTTTGTGCGCAGACTTCTGGAAATAGAAAAGCAGTTTCGGGATCTGCCTGGCAAGCACCAGTTATTCGATATTGCCAACGAGTACACCCCGGCCCAGTTCACTGGCAGTCAGACCGATTACGACCCGGGCGATTATGACGTGCTGCGCCTGAGCGCGAGCCTGGCGATTGATATTAGCGGCATTGCGGGAGGCAAGAAGGGGCGCTTCCTGGAATTGATCAACGTGGGAAGCTTCAATATTACGCTCCAGCACTGTATTACGATTCGACCACCGAGCGGTGGAGAGTGTGAGGTAGACATGGCTAAAATTTCTGCATACCCTGCCGGGACCCCAACCAATGGAGATAAATTCATCTTTGCGCGGGGTGGACAGAATTATAGTGCCGACTTCAATAAAATGGGGGTGGTTCAGATCGTTCACACACAGACCGGCGCTGTCGCAACCGGCACAACAGTCATGCCCCTGGATGACACTATTCCCCAGATCACCGAGGGAAATGAATTTTTTTCTCCCCCGACGATCACCCCGACCAGTGCAACTAACAAGCTCCTGATCGAAGTCCTCGCCTTTCTCTCTCATTCCGTTGCCGGCACGATGACAGGCGCCTTGTTTCGAGACAGTGTTGCTGATGCGCTGGCTGTGATGGCGCAGTACCAGGACTCGAATGGCGGGATCACCCCGCTATTTCTCCGACATGAAATGACGGCCGGGGGTGTTTCTGCCATCACGTTCCATTTCCGGGCCGGCGGGTCGGTTGCAGGAACCGCGACATTCAATGGTTTTGGTGGAAATCGAAAATTTGGAGGAGTGATCGCCTCGTCTATACGGATCACGGAATATAAACCGTGATTGGTTTTATCGCAGGGCGACTCTAGATCGGTCTCCTGGCTTGATCCAGCCTAACCCCAAAAGAGAAATCGCATCTTCCTCTTCAGGCAGGATCAGAGTTTCCATGCCGTGCATGATCTTTGTTTCGCCTCGGATGTATTGATATTCATCCGGCAGGAGACCATGATAGGTTATCCCTGTGGGTTTATGGTAACAGGTTGAGCTCTTGTTTGTGACGAAGCGGTGAGAGAACAGGCTGGGGCCGGTTCGGATGACGTTCTGAATTCCCCAGGTCTCGGGCCGCACGATGTAGAGTTCCAATTGGAAGGGGTCAATGGTGTTAGCTTCCAGGATGGCATACTTCCGAAGCCTATCCTTGCCTTCCAGGAAACGCAGGACTCCCGCCTGGCACAGCTCGTACATCACCTTATCCAGCATTGTGCGGTGGACGACCTTCTGGCCAAACTCCGGGCGGGGGGTCTTTTCGTTCGGGATCACCAGGATTTCGATATCGTGGCACTCCGAGCGATCTGCGCGTTTGACCGATCCTACAATCTCGTGCCTCTGGCAGCCCGGGGCGATCTGGCAGGCCAGTCTCTCGGCAAGGTCTTTTGCTTCTGTGTAAATCATTTTTCTACCCTATTGAATTCAATCACCCAGGCTCATCCAATAGATATCTTGTTCTATTTGGGTGAGTTGCCATACTCCATCACATATTTTTTAGCGGCTTCTTTGGATAAATATTCGCCGTTCCAATGAAGATAGATTTC